GTAGACCTTGTTCAAAAGAAATTAATTCGCTAAGTTTCATTCAAAGGCAAATAATGTTTCAAATGTGCTATTTGTGTCTGTACTCGCTTGTAAATCCCATTTGAGTACACCTAAAAGGTTTTCAACCTTTTGGTCAATTACTGTGGCTTCCATTGTTGAATCATCAAATGCTAACTCCTTAAACCAATCCGGTAAGCGACTTTCGTCAGTAGGATAACCAACACTTGTGAATCCCAATGGATTAGGTTTCAATTTGCATACAATAGTTTTCATGCCGTCTGTGATTGCCATACTGTAGTTATCACCGTGCATTGCTCGTAAGTAATTCCAATTAATTGCAGCTCTAACGTGCCCAGGAACTGTAACTTTTCCTTGTTGTTTAATCTTATTACTATACTTAGTCAAATTGTTAACACGCTTTGGCGAACCTTTTTCCCAAGCTGGGCGATCGCGAAACTCTTTTTTGAATAATTTAATTTCTCGAACAATTTCGTCACGTTCTGCGCCCTTTAGTACTTTATTTAGAATATCCGACAAGAAATCCTGTACTACCTTAGGAGTATCTGAACGTTTCAAATCCAACCCCATTGCTTTTACTTTACCGTCTTTTCCATCTACATCAAGACGTTTACCTTCGAGATCGTATACAAGTAGTGCGTAACGCTTTTTAGTAATAAACAATCCTGACTCTGCAACTACTTCTCGACCACACGCAAGAATGTTTCCGTATTCTTCCGGACAATGGAATGCTTTGTATGCAAACGGCGGGAAACTTGCGTTAACTTCGTCGCCGATAGCGTCATATAAGTTAACAGCAATATCCTTACTCCATTCCATTTCGCCTGCTTTGACTTTTTCTTCCATTACAGGCCAAGCAGAGAAATAGCAACTATCTGTATCGCCATATACAACACATTCACCTACGTGGTCATACTTACCTGTAAGTACTTGATTAATAAAGGCATCCATGTGTTGAGCAATAGCGCGGCCAGTTAGCGTAGTAGATTGTCCAATGCGTTTATCAAAGAATCTACAACCCGGGTTAAGAATCGCACCATACAAACTATTTAGATTAATCTTCTTAACTAACTGTCGTTTATCCCAGAAAGCAATATCTTCTTTGGTAGTTGCTTCTTTTTTCTTTGCTTGTAGCTCTTTGCGTTCTGCATACCAACGCTTTAGCAAACCAGGTACAACACCTTCGCGTTCATATGTAAAGATTGTGCCGTTTGCACTTAAACACAAATTACTATTAGAGTTGAATACATGGTGCCAAATATCTTTTGCACCATGTACCGTGCTTGTTCCGTTTACCCAATCAATGGTAATTTCTGTGTCCACACGCTGCTCCATTACAGCAGTATACTCAATGGTACCAAACAGACCTTCCCAGGCCGCAGCAAATGATGCTTTGTCGTCCATGCGGTCTTTGATAAGTTTGTCGGTCATTACGGGACGCAGTTGTCCTACAATAGTTTCTGGTGCCATGTTTAATGCACGAATTACTGATGGATATAGCGAATTAATGTCTACCGATCCTACCCACTTATGAATACCTTTCTTTGGATATGCTACATAAGCACCTGCAGCCTGACTATCTTCAGTTGAATGACTCTTGCGATCAGGTACAACCATACCACGTTCATGTGCTTCGTTAATAATTGCTTGTTCTGTTACAGCAACAGCACCCATTGTTGTTTGTAGCAATACTGTATTTGCGTGAGCAAGTTCGTTTGCTAAGTCCAAAAACCGTAGTTTTTCATCAAGCCTGCCAAGAATCATAGTATCTTGTCTGTTATAGTCAACGAACTTACGGAAGTCCATATTGTATAGCTGATCAAGCGTACCTTCATACTGAACCTTGCGTTCGCCAAGCTCATATTCAGCAATAGCATCCAATGAATACGAATGCATTTCGTGATATGTATATTTGCGATACAGTTGCAAATAGTCCATATGTACACGACCGATAGTATCGTATGTTTCTTGTTCTGCACCAAAGCGTTCAAATGTACGCTTTTTAGGCAATTGTCCCCACAAACAAAAACGTCGTGTGTCATCTTTGCTTAACACACGTGTAATACGATTAACTGTGTATGGAATATCAAAGCCTTCTGAGTTCCAACCACTTAAAATGTCCGCATCTTGAATAATGTCCAAAAACGCTAGCAGCATTTCGTGTTCGTTATCAAACAAAAATGTGTTATCAAACTCTTGTACTTGATGCTTTGCTTGTTCCATTGTAAGCGTTTTGGGTGGAATAGCAAGTGTAATACATTGCTCAAGCCAATCTAAATACACAGTAATTGCAGTAATAGCGTTAAATGGATCTTCTGGTGGACTAAATCCTCGTTCTTGGTGGAAATCCACCTCGATGTCAAAGAATGCTGTTTGTAGTTTAGGTGAATCTTTGCCTTTGTAGTTGTTTTCTAAGCAACGAAATACAGGCTTAAAGTCACTTTCAAACAGCTCTTGACCTGAATGCATACGAACTTCTTTTTGAAATTCTTTGTAGTTGCGTGTTGCAAATCTACTTACAGGAGTATCAAAGATAGTTTTAAACTTACCCTTGCGATCAGAATAATAAAACACATACTCAGCAGGAAATTCATTGTAAACACGCTTTCCGTTAACACGCTCCACAACTAAAATGCGGTCGTGTTCGCGATCGTGTAGTGCGTCAACGTAACTCATATATTCACCATATGTTTTTTAAGCTCTTCAAACCTATTAGGTATCTTATCTTTAAGTTGTTTGAGTAAGTTACGATTATGCTGTGCTCGCTGTTCAAAATCCTCAAGCATTGCAGTATTATAACTTATATTTTCAAATTCTGCAACGATTTGTAGCAGACGCATCTGCTTCTGAACATTGTTATGGTAGTTGTCATATGAGTGATCCACATAGTCATCATACACATCAAATCCTACATCACGTAATACCTCAATTGCTCCCGGACTACAGAACAATACAAATGGTCTAGGCAGTTGCAATTGTCTAAATATCTTTTCGCTGAATGCGACTCCTTGCCTTTCATCATCGTCGAAATAGGTTTCAATAACGAGACCAATCTTTGAATCAACTATTGCCTGATCTAAATCATCAGTAAAATTGCAAAAAGGAATTTTGCTTCGCATTAGGTTATGCTCAAACTCAAATAACTCAAGTCCTTTATTAAAGATCCAGTCATAAAGATCCAATTTTTGTTTAATAGTTGAATCCTTGTTCACGCGAACCGGATAGTCATCCATTCTGTACGATAAATTAAATGATACGTTACCATTGTCTATTAGATCTTGGCGTACTAATTGATAGAACCAGCTTTGTCTAAAAGGATCAGTCCTGTTGATAAAGCAGTTGAATAGTTTTGAAGGCATGCGGGTTTCGTACTCTGATTGGTAAAAATACCTCCCCCAATATTCATAGCCTGTAAAGATATAATTAAATTTTTTAACTATAGTATCAGATAATATCAACTTAGATTTTAACTCGTCGGGCACAGGCAAATCGCAAAAGCGTATACATCTGTCCTTACTGTAAAAGTATTCATAGAATTTTTTTTCAATTTCCTTCCATTCGGACTTAACCCAGATTTGATCTGTATATGTATCCATTAACTATCCCGGTTAATATAATTGGTAATACAGTATGTTCCGGCGTCCCAATGACTGAAAACTGAATACACTACCAGGTCTTACCAACAGTTTCTAAAATAGTTTCAAGTAGTTCGTAATCGTGCTTTTCATCTGTGAATTTGCTCTTGTAAGCAGTACGCACAGCCTTCTTTAGTACGCTTGGCTTGATTTGCATTTCTTCTGCAATAGCTTTAATAGTATCTGATAGACCACCTTGCAGGGTTTCGATTTCGGTCATTACAGCAATACCTTCGTTAAAAAGGTGATTTAATTTTGCCTTTTGTTCGGCGTTAAAAACAACATCACTCATTGTTATCTCCTATAATAAAATGTAATTATAACAGAATTACATAATAGTGTCAATAAAAAAGCGTGCATAAACACGCTTTTTATTTAACTTTGGAAATGTTACTAATCTGCATCTAATCCAAGATCAACAGATAAATCCGGTTCAGGAATTGCAACTTTCTGTCCACGTTTCGCTGGTGAGAATCCTTTGAGATTCGCTCTTTGTAATCTTAATTCTAGATCGGTGAGATCGCTTTCTAACTTAGCGGCCCAGTCGCTGTATGATTTCGCCATTTTTTCGTATTGTTTTTCTTTAGCTGCGAGTAATTTAATACTTTTTTCCTGGAGATCGTTTTCTTTTTCTAATCTATTAATCTTGGCAGAATCTTCAGATTTTCCAAGCTCAAGATCGTTTACTTCTTTTTCTAAAGATTTAATTTCATCTTCTTGACGTTCTGTGTCACGCTCAATTTTTTCAATTTCTTTATCTTCTTCTTCTTCTTTGTCCTGAGTCATTTTTACAAATGCTTCTAAATCTGAATCTGCGTAAGTATATTTGGCACGTGCCTGTCTAAGAGCATACGCTGCTTTTGGATCGGCAATACTTACATCCTGATATTTTTCAGCATCTTTTTCTTCTTTCTTTTCAAATAATTCGTAAAAGTTCATTATTCTTCATCCAAAATATTGCCGAACTTCTTTGGCTTTTCTGTTTTACTGCGCAACTCACGATCTGGTTTAGCAGCATTAGTAGCTTCAAGTTCCTTTAAGAAATCTTTATAACTTTTATTTAACGAAGATACAAGATCTTGTGGCGCTTCTTTGCTGCCAACGTAATCTTCGTCAAAATGAGTTTTAAATCCAGAAGATCGATCTCTGTTAAAGCCCTGATCATTTGGATCAAACTTAAAATCTTTTGGCAATGCACTATCAACTTGTTCTGGACTCATACCCATGTTCATTGCAGTCTGCGCCATTTGGCGTGGACTAGCAAATTCATTTGGATTTTGGAAGAAGGAGCTGTGCATTCTTCTTGATTGGTCTGCGCCATCGACACCATACTTGGCGTGAGTTTTAGCAAAGTTTGCTTCTGCTTCTGGGTTACGCCAGCTAGATAGTTTTTGCATACGGTCTGACATAGTTTCACCCGCTTCACCTACACGCTTTTTAGGATAAAAACGAGAACGTGCCATTGATTGGTCACCCACACGTGCTTGTGCGTGTTGACTGGTCATTTGTCCTGATTTATCATAAGTTGTTTGTGTGCTAATTGGCCCACGGTCTGTGTAATCAGTGTATGATCCTGTGCTTAAATCGCGACGTTGATGATATCCGCCTACTGTTGGTGTTGCTGTAGCAGTAGCACTACCGTATTCAAGATCAGTAAGTTTATCACCTGCTGCTTCGCCCATTTTAGATTCTTCTCCGCCAACACTGGTCATGATTTCTTCATAATCATCCATGGTAACGTTGCCGCCCATGTCTATCATTTTCTTAGTAACATGATGTAGGTCTGCGTCAGTACGTGCTTCTTCTCTAGCAAATTCTAGCATGCGAATGAATAGTGGAATGCCCATGGTTAGTGAATTTTCAGCGCCTTCAACTGCTTCGTTAAATTCGCTCTTAACATAATCTCTAGCTGTATCTAAGTAATCCAATGCTTTGGTAATCTTTGATTGCACCCACTCTGGTAAGTTGTCTGAATCATCTAGAATATCGTGTAATTCTTGCGCAGCGTCAGCAGCACGGTCTAGCTGACCTTTGGCCATTTCGCCTTCTTGATCGTATTCGTCTACGTTGTAATCTTCGCCAACTAGTTGTCCTTTGAAAGGATGATCTTTCTTTTTACTAGGCATATCTGTTGGACCAACTTGGCCAACACGCTTTTGCTCTGCGCCAAGACTTTCATTGACTTGCTGATATTTGCCACTAACTGCATGAAACTTACTTAAAATATCATGCATAGCAGGATCGCCTGCACTAGAACTATGACCATTAGATGCACTTGCTGGTTTGGTACCAACAGAGTTAAGTCGTGCTAAAATATCATTCATTTGTGGATCGTTCATTTCTTACTCTTCTTTTTCTTTTTTGGCTTACTATATACGCCCATATTACGGCTGATAGTACCGCCTAATGGTTGTGCTACTGCTGCAACAGCGCCAGCTGATGTACCCATTTCTGTA